CATAAACAGGTGTACCTTGCTCATGTTCCCTATGATTCACACTCTTTCTGTTGTACGTTGCAGCATCTTCATAGCAGTCGTATAAACGAGCTTCAACACTATTGAGCCTGTCATTGAACCAAAGCAAAGCACAGGCCATTAAACCCGTCACACCGTACTTATGAATGATCTTAACGAATGTCTCCATTACTGCTCGTATTGTGTTAACCATGTATCAACCATCCCTGAGATCTCGCTATCCTCCCAAGTATCTTTATACGGCATATCTTCAGCTCTTACTCCGAATGATGCTGTATCTGTTGTCAGGGTAACATCTACAGAAAGAAGTTGATCAATAGCCCTATCAGAGATGCTGTTCATGTTAACCTCTATTGATGGGTCTATGATGCTTACTTTGAACTGTGGAAAAATATACGTTGCCATATTATGAAAGTGTTGTACCTGTTACTGTGAATGTTCTAACTGAAATATATCTTTGATTAGTTGTTTTATCAATACCTGATATATTAATATTTGTTGAATTTCCCACTTGAATGTTTTGCGATGTTGCCGCTGCTCTTGTTGTAGATGTGGCAAAATTAGCAATAGTTGAGATATTAAAAGGTGAATAGTTAAGTGGCTCATTTGCCCCATTACCCCAATTCATGATGTTCATATATTCATTAATATTAGCTAATCTCCAACCACTTGTGAAAGTACCTATACTTACAGTTAAAGAATTATCTATGCACCCATTCCAATTAGTGGCGGCAGCTAACGTTCTTTTATACCCCAAAACCGTTGCCCCATCATAAGTAGACCAATCAATTACGATGTTATTAGCATAGGTTTGACCTCCAAGTTCATCCGTGAATCGGTTAATATTTCCGAATGGATTTGCTATTGCAAGTTTCGTGAAGTCAACAGCCCTTCCCGCTTCGATATCACCATCGTCGCCAGCTTTATATTGTACTGTCTGACCACTCTTCATCAGAGTGGCACCACTTACAGGAGTTCCTACATTCAATTCTATTTTAACATGATCACCTCCATGCTGAATATTTGTCGGGGTTAGCACTTGGTTTGAGGAATTCCTTAAACGAATATCTAAAGAATTAGTGGCATGGATATCGAATTCATAGTTACCGTTAACTAAGATGTCGTTATTTGCTACAGTATACTCAGTATCTGAATTACTTGGAAGCAATAGATTTGTTATCGTTCCATCATTCTCAGCCTTGATGTGAAGAGCAGCATCAGGTGCTGTAATTGTCGCAGAACCTTGTGCTAAAATATTCGTTGTACTTATTGGTGTACCTTCAGAATCTTCAAGATATGCAATACTGTCAGAGATAACCTGATTAATTTCACCGCCTGAAGCTACCTCGCCTGAATAAAGTACGTTTAATTCACTATCGGTAATCGTATATTCAACAGGCTCACAAGTAGGAGCTGGTGATACGTTCTGCTCGAAGTCATATCCCTCCATTGGAAGATCACAGATACCGGATTGATCCCTGAGAAGAAAGTTAATTGTCAACGTATGTCCTGCAACTTCATCCCCTCCTCGCTCGATGAACTTCGTAGCTGATGCAGAGGTAACTCTTCCAAGCCTTCTCCATCTTTGGGAGCCATTGATCACCTGATAAATGTCCCGGCAAACCTGAAGAGTATCTGATTCGACATCATTAAGGTTAGAATAATCCTTATACACCCGATCACAGATGTAGATCGTTAATGCGAGCTGTGTTTGATTATTTAGTAGCGAAGCTGACGGATAAAAGCAACCCATCAGAGGGTAGTTCAGCTCAGTGTTCTCCTTGTAAGCCCGAAGGAAGTCACCCCAAAAGAAGTCATTTATCTGAAGATGTGCGCTGGCTATCTCCTGAAGTTCTACCCTTATCTGATTTACGCTGTTTAGCATAGTATTGAGCTATTTTCTCTCTCGTTTTCTTGCTGATCTTTATCATCTGAATCGTACCCTTGTCCGAGTTCTTCCCTTGTCAGGAGCTATGCCACCGTCGTCAGTGGAATAATTCTCATACTCAGGGAACAATTCGCTGTTGTCACAAAGATAACCAATTAATTCTTTACGATATACTTCAAAATCTCTTTTGAGATCCTCCTCCCGGATGTGCTTCTCTTCGATTGTCACCGGGTTAATATGCTCATCTCTTGCAGTACCTACAGTTTTGCTCCTGGTTTCATAAGTCAAAGCATTAATGATCCTGTAATCCACAGCTGCGACAATGCAGGGAGTGATGTAGGTATTGAGTAGATTGATCTCATCAGCGTTCAGATCATCATTGTAAACCCCTTCAATGAGCCTGTTGTAAAAGGTAGTTGATAGGATGGGTTTGATGACAGTATCCTGTACCCTGCGAAGGGTTACTGAGATGATAGGATCATCTACGTTTTTATTTACGAAGCCGAGCTTCTTGATCGTTGCGATATCTATCAGGAATGAACTCATATCTATTAGAGTAAAAGTAAGTAGAAATGCGTATTAAATAATCTGAGCTGAATATCCTAAGTCTACAAATTTGACAACCGAATAATTCAAAGCAACCTCCAAAGATTGCACCTCTGTTTCAAGGATAACAAAATCGAAATTCAACGAATGCACCGTTGTATTGAGTTCATCATCTGCAAGGAACCTATCATGGTTAAGGTACGTCTTGAATGATGCCACAATAGTACGCCCGTCAGGGTTAGCAGTGAACTGCATACGGGCATAAACAGATGTTAGTTCAATGTCAGTACCGTGAATGTATATACTCTTTCCTGCGATGGTTATAGGGTTTCCGTTCTCATCCACTCCCTGAGTGTCTACACCCTTGCTTAATAGTATTCCCATTTAGTCTAATCTTTTATATCTCATTATTGAACCTTTCCAAGTGCGTGATGTTCTTCCAGCTCCTGCTGCGCTGTTAGCAAATTGAAATCTGCAAGTAGCATTCGCCGAAGCATAAAATGAAAAAACAACAAAAACGCCTATTAAATCATTTAAATCATTGTTTGGCGCGCCTGATGTAACTAAACCTACAGAAGCATTTGTATTTGCTCTTAATAATTGAAGCCCTGCACTTGCACTTGCACCTACATTCATTGCTGTACCATTCCCTAACATTGTCCCAGCGTCAACATTCAGCCTCCATGCAATATCTCCAAGTGTGCTATTTGCACTAAGTGTTAAATCCATTTCAACCATATAATGCCCCCCTGCAACAACAGAAAACTGCAAATGTGTGTCATCCTGCAAAGTAGCGTTATTCGTTACATCCTGATTCGCACTCTTTACAATAGTAGTCCATCCTGCTGGGTCTGCTGCCGTAGGTGTTGCCCAAGTGTTATCCCCTCGCAGAAATGTAGTATTGTTAGCCGTACCTGTTGCGCTTAACTCAGTTACGCCCACAGTTGCAGCATCAATATTCCACACCGTACCGCTTGAGGATACCGTTATATCTCCTTTATCTCCGTCAGTAAGTCCGACAACGTCACCGACAAACAAAGGAACTCCATCACTTACAGCCGTATCAAGCTGTGCCTTCGTAAACGAACCTAATGCAGTAGTGTTACTTCCCGCACTCGCTGAGATAGCTCCTGTGAGAGCTGACCTCTGAAGCAATGGAGTGCTGTCAACATAGGTTAATGATGTGTCAATCATTGCACCAACAGCATCCTGTGCCATCTCATCGGTGTATTGAGTTACATCACCAACAAAAAGAAAGTTGCCATCAGAGCAAGCTGCATCAAAATTCGCTTTGGTATCTGAGATCCCGTACCCGCTTAATGTGGTAGGCTCTCCTGTAACCTTGCTCCAGTCAACGTCATTTATCTTGGCATTAGTTACAGCATTGTTGTCAATGGTCCACACAGTACCTGAACCGCTGACTGTGATGTCACCTTTGTCCCCATCACTTACACCTGATCCCGTTACGGTTAAGTCACCGGAACCAAGTACAGATGAGCCGTTGATCGTTTTAATGTTAACGCCACTGATGAGCTTGTCCTGTATCAGCTTTCTGATCTGTGAAATCATCTTCTAACCGTTACGATATTTTGCTTCCAAATATGTCTGCATGAAGGTGTAGTTCTTTCAGTTAGCGGGTTTGTATACCATCCTCCACGGTACAGCCATACATCTCTTTCAACTGCTTTTCCAATCTCCTCGATCTCTTCCCTTGAGAATAGTTTATTACTTTCGACCATAACCTTACAGAAAGGTCTTGTTCTGTCATCAGGAAGTACAGCAGGACCAGGAATACCCGGCTTTTTCTCATAGCTGTAAAGAACTTCTATCTCTGTGATAACAACAGCTTCACGCTGACCTTTGTCAGTTAGCTCCCAGCCATCAATATATCCGTTCTCCTTTAGCTGAAACAACCTCTTTGAGAGATATACTCCTCCCTTGCCGATAGCCTTCGAGATCGCATCATAGCTCTCGCCATTCTTTATCATTTGAAGGATGTTTCTATCTTCATCTGTGACAGTCATGGCATACCTATCCTTTAGGAATGACTTTTTAAAATCCTCCTCATTATCCTCATCTGTGGAATATTCCCTCGATTCAAGTATGATGAACTCATCTTTGCTCCTCCCTGCCTTCTCAAAAGCATCCAATACAGGGTCCTCATTTGAGAATGCTGCTGGTGCTGTAACCTGTGAAGGGATAACATCCCCCGTAGGTATTGCAGCAAGTGAAGCGAGTGCTCTGATCTCATTGATAGTAAGATTCTCAAGGACCTTCCCTGCAAGTAGTGGACTCATTCCATTGAGAGCTGCACTTGTTCTGTTGGTTTCTTCGATATTCTGCTCAAGGTTCAGGATGTAATCTTTAAAGATCATTCCAAGCTCTTCCTTGTTCAGCTTCTTCCATGCCCAGTTGAAAGCCTCAGAGATGCTGTTCTGCCTATACTTCGCATAGTTCTCCTGAAAGAGCTTGTATGCTATCTCCATCTCTTCCTTACCTCCGAACATTGTCTCCGAAAGAACCCCAAACAAAGCGGGACTGATCACTGAATGAGCTATCATGATCTTGCGAAGAATCTCCTTGTTACTCTCAATGTACCGCTTATCAAGATCATTGCCGTTGAGCTGATGGATATCCGGTGCCTGATCTTTTCCTTCAGCGAATAGGATAGTGATCCCACCCTGTCGATCTCTTTCGGTAGCATCATTCTTGATTCGATTGATTATTTCATCCTCCTCCTGTTGCGTTTCAGGCACTCCATTGTTTAACGCTATCACAGCTCCTCCCTTGTAGCTGTTCACTACCTCGGAATAGGTGAAATAATCCATCTCAATACCTGCCATGATCGATGTGATAGCACCGCTGTAGGTAGGCGTTGGATAGTAGTTCGCTGTAAGTTCTTTCTTTCCGGGAATGATTCTTTGCTTTGGCCTTGTGATAGTATACATAAGTACCTCAGTATCCTCAGAGTTCATCTTCTGAATGTTCTTATACCTCCTGTAGCCTGTCTTCAGTGGGTCCTGCTTAGCTTTGGACCAGTCATCGGACTTCTCATACCATACACCATCTTCTGTTGCCCTGATGAGTTCAATATCGATAGGCTGACAGAACCATTTTCCTGTGACTAAATCCTTCTTAAACAGGACCGCATAAGCATCAGTGATCTCATTATCCCGGCAAATGATCTCGACAACCTCCTGAAGTGTGTAAGGGCTGCGGCCATTGGCCATCTGCTCTTCAGTATTCACCTGAATGCCTCCAGCTGTGATGAATTTTACCTTCTGATTAACGATTCCTGAATGCACAGGGTTATCAGAGTATAGGCCCATCAAAAATTGTGGATACAGGTTATCCGTACCCCAAAAAATAGCCCCTGTTTTTTTGTCTACTTTCTCAGTGGGAGCTGGTAATTTTGCCTCACGGTAAAGCTGTCGAATCATATATCGGTGTATTTGTGTCTGCTTCAAATGATGTATCAGGAGTTGGTTCCGCTTCGATGAGTCTCATCTTGCCATTCTCAACCAATACCCCTGAAGTGAAATCCTTAGAGCCTCCATCAGGCATCTGATAAACTTCGTATAAATAATCCCCAAGGAACTTGAAATCAATATCAACCCCCTCTTCAAGATAAAAAAGATTATACCTCACAGTAGATACGCTCTGATCGGCAAGATAGACCAGGTACTCATAGAAGTCATCCTGATCGAGCACAAACCTGAACAGCCAGTTATTCGGCAGCAGGGGAGTCGATAGCTCCGTTAATGTCAATGCTATCGTGTTGATCTGATCCTTCTTGAGCAGTATCATCCTTCTTCTTTTTTTTAGGTTTGTCCTCTTTGATTAGTCCTATTTTGATGAGTAGTGGCTTATTCGCCTCATTGACCTCGATCATACCCATCTTTGGTACTTTTACAAAATGTGCCATATAGCTACTTTAAAAAAGGGGAGGCTGTTGACCTCCCCCTCTAATTTACAAAAAAGAGTTAAAAGAATTACGGCTCCAATAATGCAGCTACAATAGTCGAGCTGATCTTCGGTGCTTTGTTCTTTTCCTTTCCGTTAAATGTCAAAGTGTTGCCATTCATATCTTCGAATGCAGTACCCGGAGTTCTCT